TCAATACTACAGAGACTTCCATTTCGATGCTGTAGAAAAAGTATATCTATCTGAACAAATCGTACCTTCTACAATTACTATTACAGGTGTTAATGCAGCATCCTTTATTAATGGAGAAATAATTACCGGTGCATCTTCAGGTGCTAAAGCTACTGTGTATGCAAACTTTACAGCTAACAAGGTATATGTCAGTAATGTAACCGGAACATTTACTACCTCTGAGACTATAAGCGGTAATCAGTCAGCTATAACAGCTACCTTAAGCTCTATTGTTTTAGGTAATTATGATAATAGATTTTTAACTTTAACTGATTCTGTAATTAGTGTTTCAAGAGTCCTACCATTCTCCTCAAGAACAAGAGGAATAGATCTATTCGATGTAAGATATCAAATTTTACTTAACGACATATACTCTCTACAATCAACTGATATAATCTATTATTCTCAAGTCAAGACTCAATTACAGCTTATACAAGATCTGTTAGTTGGAGTAAAGCCAATACGTTTTAACAGACATCAAAATCGTCTTTACATAGATATGAGTTGGACGGATGATATAGCTATTGGTGAATATATAATTGTAGAGGCTATGAGAGTACTTGACCCTACTACCTTTACCGATGTATTTAACGATGCATGGTTAAAAAAGTACTGTACTGCTCTTATTAAACAACAGTGGGGTAATAATCTTAAGAAGTTTGAAGGTGTACAAATGCCTGGAGGGGTAACACTTAATGGCCAGAAGATATACGATGAAGCTACTGAAGAGATACAACAACTTAAAGAAGAAGTTCAAAATACATACCAAGAACCAATCGACTTCTTTACCGGTTGACCTAATTCTCAACCGCCCACATATGGATTATACCATCAAAGCAATAGCTAATCAATAAGCAATATACCAATTATGGCTACTAATTTTTATTTTCAATCTGGTATACCTGGCGGTAGATCGTCAGAGCAATTGCTTATGGAAGACATTATAATAGAGTGTCTGAAGATCTATGGCTTTGACACTTATTATATTCCTAGATCCAGTGTGGCAGAGGATGATATTCTTACCGAGGATCCTTTAAACAAGTACGAAAATGCGTACCCCTTAGAGATGTACATGAGTAACATTACGGGGTTTGAGGGTGAGGGGGATCTATTAACAAAGTTTGGTGTAGAGATAAGAGATACAGCTACTTTTATTGTTGCCAGAAGAAGATGGGATGAGGTAGTCGCCAAGGACGGTAACGCGCAACTTACTACAAGACCGGCGGAGGGGGATATACTTTACTTCCCGCTTACTAAATCTTATTTTGAAATAAGAAGAGTAGAAACTAAAGACCCGTTCTTCCAAGTCGGTAAACTATACGTTTATAAACTTGAATGTGAGTTAATGCAATACTCTTCTGAGCGCTTTGAAACTGGTATTGCTGAAATTGATGACGCAGCAGCAGAAAAAGCAATTGATGTTGGATCATATGAAATCAGATTAGAATCTGGTGATGCATTCTTATTAGAATATTTTGCTGCATCTAAACTTATTTCTGAAGCCTTTAATCTTTCAACCATTGATGCCTCAGCACAGAATGAAACCTTCAGAGGTGATATTGATATACTGGACTTCTCTGAACGTAACCCCTTTGGAGATATAAATGCTTAACCAAAAATTCTATTGGGGTACTACTAGAAAAGCTATCATAGCATTTGGTAACCTATTTAATAATATTCATATAGATAGAAGAGATGCTAATGGTAATGTCGTTCAGACTTTAAAGGTACCTCTTTCATATGCACCCAGACAAAAGTTTTTAGCTAGAATTTCCGCTCGCCCTGATGACCAGGATGCTAGTTTTCAGACCATTATACCAAGGATGGGGTTTGAAATGACAGGTATTGCGTATGACCCAGGTAGAAGGGTAAGTCTGGTACAGCAAAATAGAGGAGTGAATAATACCACTACTACTCTTAATGCCCAGTACGCACCTTCACCTTACAATATTGATATAAGTCTTTTAGCTTATACTAAAAATCAAGATGATGGGTTACAGATTATTGAGCAAATATTACCTTATTTTAATCCAGATTTTAATCTTTCTATAAATGCTATTCCTGCTTTAAACATTAAGAATGATTTACCTATTTTACTTAATAACATTTCATATGAAGATGATTATGAAGGTGACTTTAGAACCAGAAGAGCCATTATTTGGACTCTAAATTTTACACTCAAATTAAATTATTTTGGACCTATAAGCAAACAAAACATTATTCGTACCTCTGTTGCAAGTACGTTTAATGATGCAGAACTTACCCAACGTATTCAACGCTATAACGTTACCACAGATCCTAATACAGCTGTACCTGGGGACGATATCGACTTTGTAGAGTCGTTTGAGGACTTTTAATGAAAATAGATACTAACCTTAATAAGCTTTTTAATATTGATCCTATTCAGGAGATTAAAAAAGAAGATATGGTACCCGTTCCAACACTCGATAGCGTGGAGCGTAAAGAAGATGACTTTGATCTAGCCCGTAATACAATGCGTAGTCTTATTCAAAAAAATGAGGCAGTATTGAGTGATTTAGTAGACCTGGCTCGTAACTCCGAAAGTGCAAGAGCCTATGAAGTTGCTGGACAACTCATTAAGACACAGGCTGATATGGCAAAAGATCTTATGACTCTTCATAAACAGAAAAAAGAAGTAGACGGGGATAGATCTTCTGAAAATCAAAATATTAAGACTCAAAATAATATAGTATTTGCTGGCTCAACGGCTGAGCTTATGAAGATGATTGCTTCAGAAAGAGCAAGAACAATTGACGCAAAATAAAAACTCCTATAACGGTAATCGATTTCTCAAGCAAATTGGCTTTGAGATAGAATATACTGTTGAGCAAATTAAAGAGATTCTTAAGTGTAAGGACGATCCAATATACTTTATTAAGACATACTGTAAGATTATCTCTTTAGATAGTGAGACCTTGGTTCCTTTTGATCTGTATCCTTATCAAGAAAAATTTATTAATATATTGCAGGATAACCGAAGAGTTATATCTATGCAACCCCGTCAGATGGGTAAAAGCCAGGTTGTTGCTGCATACGTTCTTTGGTATACACTCTTTAACAATAACAAGACAGTAGCTATTTTGGCCCACAAAGCTGATGCTGCTATGGAAATTCTTTCCAGATACCAGTTAATGTATGAAAACTTACCCTTATGGATGCAACAAGGTATTAAGACTTGGAATAAGGGTGATGTGGAATTAGAGAATGGGTCTTCAGCATTTACAGCCGCTACCTCTTCAGCTGGTATTCGGGGTAAGTCAGTTAACTTTCTATACGTTGACGAAGCCGCTATTATTCCTAATACCATTGCTGAATCCTTCTTTACATCTGTCTATCCAGTTGTATCTGCTGGTGAAACCACAAAGATTATTCTTACCTCTACACCTTTAGGGTATAATCACTTCTGGAAGTTCTGGAATGATGCAGAAAATAATACCAATGGCTTTGTACCACTAAGGGTTCAATACCATGAGCATCCTAAGAGAGATCAAAAGTGGGCTGATGAACAAAAGGCAATTCTTGGTGAGATTAAATTTAATCAAGAAGTTTTATGTGCATTCCTAGGTTCATCTAATACCTTAATTAATGCTGACACTATTTCAAGACTATCTCCTAAAGCACCCGTTCATACCAAGGATGGTTTAGATATACTGGTAGAACCCGAAAGAAAGAAAGCATACTTTATTGTTGTAGATACCTCAAGGGGTGTAGGAGGAGACTATTCCGCATTTACTGTAATGGATACAACCAGTTACCCCTTCAGTATAGTTGCCAAGTACAGGGATAATAAAATATCACCCCTCCTCTATCCAACTATCATACATAAGGTGGCAAGAGATTATAATGATGCTTTTATATTGGTAGAAATAAATGATATCGGTCAACAAGTGGCAGACATCATTTATAATGAGTTAGAATATGAAAATATGATTTGGGTAGGTACTGACTCTCGATACGGTCAACATCTATCTGGAACGGGTAAGAACGCACATCTTGGGGTAAGAACTACCAAGCAAATTAAGCGA